GTTTACACCTATACGTATTCACAAAAGAATTAGTCAAAGCTAGTGACATTAGAGAATTTTTAGAAACATTATTATTTACATTTGAACTACCATCAAACACAGAGATTTATCCTAAACAAACCAAACTAGGAACTAATTCAGATGGTAAGCCTATCAATGGTAACTTTATAAATCTACCATACTTTAATAAAAAAGAACGTGTTGCACTTATGCCATCTGGTGAAGAAATGGATTTTGAAAAATTCATTACAGTTGTCGGTTTAAATTTACAAACAAGAAAACAATTAAAAGATATTGCAAACAATCTAGTTACAAAAGAACTTACAGGAGGACATGCAGAGTTTTTAGATGGTCCACCTTGTCTACAATTAATAACAAAAGATCTTACTAATGGTAAAAAATTATCTGATGAAAGAGATAGATTTTTATACAACTATATGGTCTTTGCTAAAAAGAAGTTTAAGGATAGTTGGGAGGACAAAGTAAAAGAAGCTGCTAGAAATTATGTGCTTTATGATAACGTATGGGGTGATTCTAAAGTAGAAAAGAAAATAAAAGATTGGAAAAAAGATACAGCTGGACATACTTGTAGTGAAGATCCCATCGCTAGAAAATGTTCTAGAGTCGAATGTGTTAAAAGAACTTATGGAATAGCTTCTCAACTAACTAGATCTTGGCCTATGCTATCTGGACTACAGAAGATAGACTTTAAACCTGACCCAGAATTTTATTTAAACGTAACCAAACCAGATGGATCTGTTGTTCAAATACATGCTAAAGATATTAAAAAGATAATAGAACAAAGAGAACTTAAAGCTTTGATAGCTGCACAAGCAGATATGTTACCACCTTCAATTAAATCCACTGACTTCCAACCTATGATACATAACCTGATGCAAAGCATAGATGTCATGCAACCGGCCTCAGGAACCACACCAAGAGAAATATTATTTGAATTAACAAAAGAATATTTAAATGGTGTTAGAGCTACAAGTCATAATTCATTTGTAAGTGGTGCAGTATTAGAAGAAGATGAGTATGTGTATTTTAAATTTCAACCGTACTACGATGAATTAAAAAGAAATGAATGGAAGAAAGATGAACAAAGAACTTCTTACATATTGCACACTTTGTTTAAAGGTGAGTTTGATCAACAGAAAAGATATCCAGGCAAAGATAAAAACGGAAAATATTTTCCTGCAATACGTTGTGTAAAATTACCTATAGAAATATTTAAGAAAGACAAAGCTCCAGAAGAAATTATAGATATGGAAAGCAAGGAGGATATAGTTTGATTTATAAAGTATATGGACCTCCAGGCACAGGTAAAACACATAGTCTAATTAGTAGAGCTAAAGCTTATGCTAGAGTTGGCGTGCCTTTACACAGAATAGGTTACTTCGCTTTTACAAAGAAAGCAGCACAAGAAGCAATCAAAAGAATGCCAGCTGAAGAAAAACAATTACCCTACTTCCAAACATTGCACGCTTTTTCTTTTCACACTTTAGCTTTGAAAGAAGAAGACATCATGCAGCCTTACCACTATGAAGATCTAGGTAAAATATTAAATATAAGGGTAAACTATGTTGACAAATATAACGAAGAAGAAACGCATTACTTAACAAATGACAACCCCTATTTTCAACTAATTGGTAGAGCAATTAACAGAGATATAACTATACGAGAAGAGTTTGATAGAAACGAACATGATAAAAAATATATAAACTGGGATACTCTAAAACACATTCATCATAATTTAATAGAATACAAAAAACAAAATCAGCTAAAAGATTTTAACGACATAATTAAAGGAGTTACTTTAAAAATGATAAAAGACTTTGATGTTGTTTTTATTGATGAAGCACAAGATTTATCTCCATTACAATGGAAGCTGTATGATTTATTAAAACAAAAAGCAAAGGACGTATATCTAGCCGGCGATGATGACCAAGCTATTTTTGCATGGGCAGGAGCTGACGTGGAAAGATTTATAAGAGAACCAGCTAAAGAAAAGATTTTAAAATATTCAAAAAGAATATCAAAAGCAGTGCAGGAAGAGTCTAATATTATCACTAATAGAATAGTAGGATCTAGAAAGATAAAAGATTATCTACCCAATAGTAACAAAGGAGAGACACAGCACATATCAAACTTAGGACAAGTAGATTTATCAAAAGGTAAATGGTTGATTTTAACTAGAACGAGATCCACACTTTTAAAGATAATGGAAGAACTTAAAAAAGCTAACCTTTACTTTCAAAGTAAAAAGGGTAAAAGTTTTAGAGTATCAATGTATAACGCAAAAAGATATTACGACAGTTGGAAATCTGGTAAAGAGTTAGATGATAAATATTTTAAGGACATAAAAGAGTTTACTGGAGATGTAGAACTAGATAAGACTATCTCTTGGTTTGATGCATTTATCAACGCAGATCTTACAGAAAAAAATTACATTAGACAATTATTAGAAAGAGGAGAAAGACTTGATGAAGATGCAAGAATATGGTTATCTACTATTCACGCTATAAAAGGTGGTGAAGAGGATAATGTTATTCTGTCATTGGAACAAGGAGATAAAATACAGAAAGCAATAAAGAAAAGTTTTGATAAACAAGATGAAGAGCACCGTGTTTGGTATGTTGCAGTAACTAGAGCTAGACACAATTTATATAAGTTGAAAGCAAAAATAAAAAGAAAAGGATATAATTTATGACAGACGAAAGTATATTTGACCACGTTAGTCCGCAGAATAAGCAGATAGGTGGATCCCACTATAAAAATTTTCACATTCAGCCATACGAATTTATTTCAAAAAATAATCTCTCGTTCTTTCAGGGCTGTGTTGTGAAGTACGTTTGCAGATACATGAAAAAGGATAAGATAAAAGATTTAGAAAAGATTATACATTACTGTGAATTAGAAATTAAAAAGATGAAGGATATGAAATGATATTACCACAAACAGAATGGGTACAACCAAAAGAATATCCAGATTTAAGACAAGCAGATGAAATTGCAATTGATTTAGAAACAAGAGATCCAAACTTAAAAAAATTAGGATCAGGTTCTGTAATCGGAGCAGGTGAAGTTGTAGGTATTGCTGTAGCTGTAGATGGTTGGTCAGGTTATTTTCCAATAGCACATGGCTCAGGACCTAATATGGACAGAAAGCGTACTTTAGAATGGTTTCAAGATACATTGGAATGTCCTGCCACTAAAATTTTTCATAATGCAATGTATGACGTATGTTGGATTAGATCTATGGGATTAGCGATTAATGGTTTGATTGTGGATACCATGATTGCATGTTCTGTTATAGATGAGAATAGATTTAGTTACACCTTAAATGCTTTGTCGTGGCATTTTTTACATAAAGGTAAGAATGAATCAGCTTTAAATAAAGCTGCAAAAGAAAGAGGACTCGATCCTAAAGCAGACATGTGGAAACTACCAGCTATAGAAGTAGGACAGTATGCAGAAAGAGATGCTGAATTGACTTTAGAACTGTGGCACGAAGTAAGTGATATATTAATTAATCGAGATCTTCAAAAAATTTTCGACTTGGAGACGGACCTTTTCCCTTGTTTAGTAGAGATGAAAGAGAAAGGAGTTCGTGTAGACACCGAGAAAGCCAATCTATTAAAACAAGAACTGACATCCAAAGAACAAAAACTATTGTTAAAAGTAAAATCAGAGACAGGACTAGAACCTCAGATATGGGCCGCCAGATCAATAGCACAAGTTTTTGATAAATTAGGTTTAAAATATGATAGAACTGAGAAATCACAAGAACCCTCCTTCACAAAAAATTTTCTTTTTAATCACGAACATCCTGTAGTGCAGATGATAGCAGAAGCAAGAAGGATTAACAAGGTCAACACAACTTTCATTGACACCATATTAAAGCATGAACATTTAGGTAGAATACACGCGGATATAAATCAAATTAGATCTGACGACGGAGGAACAGTTACAGGAAGGTTTAGTTACTCAAATCCAAACTTACAACAAATACCTGTAAGAGATCCGTCTTTAGGTCCAATGATAAGATCTTTATTCATACCTGAAGAAGGTTGTAGATGGGGTTGTTTTGACTATTCACAACAAGAACCAAGACTTGTTGCACACTATGCTCTTAAATTTAAACTACCCTCTGTTAATACAATAGCAGAATCATATGAGTCTGATGATAAAACAGACTTTCATCAAATCGTAGCAGATATGGCTGACATACCTAGATCACAAGCTAAAACAATCAATCTGGGTCTTTTCTATGGTATGGGTAAAGCTAAACTACAAGCGGAATTAGGAGTATCAGAAGAAAAAGCAAAAGAATTGTTTGATAAATATCACACTAAAGTGCCTTTTGTTAAACAACTTATGAATAAAGTTATGTCAGTTTCACAGAAAAAAGGTGAAATAAAAACTCTTCTAAAACGTAGATGTAGATTTCCAAAGTATGAACCCATTTTACGTGGTGATGATTGGGGTAAATACGTGCCTCCCGAAGAACATGAAAGAATGATGGAATTAAAAGAGATGGGTCCATTTATTATTGATGAGGATGGTAAAAAAACTGACAAGAAAAATTATTGGCACAATAATCCATCTAGAAGAGCATTTACTTACAAAGCTTTAAATAAACTCATACAAGGATCTGCAGCTGATATGACAAAAAAAGCAATGTTAGAACTTTACAAAGAAGGTATAATAGCTCACATACAAATACATGATGAGTTAGATATATCAGTTGAATCAAAAGAACATGCTGATAAAATAAAACAAATCATGGAAGATGCAGTTGATCTTGAAATACCCAACAAGGTTGATTATGAAGAAGGGGATAACTGGGGTAGTATAAAATGAGGAATTATTATGGCATATCTAAACGCAAACATACCACCGGAATACGCACAGATCAGAAGGGAGTATCTATATGACCTTAAAAAACATCATGGAGAAGTTGAAGACTGCATTATTTTTGGTCTATCGGCTATTACGGGGCGTAGTATACTTTTTCATTG